CAATTTTTTTGAAAGTTCGTGTTGTAGTAAACTTTCTTTTACGGTGTAGTCTACTTTAATCAATTTTTTTGAAAGTTCGTGTTGTAGTAAACTTTCTTTCACTGTGTAGTCCACTTTAAGGGATCTTGCAACTGGTAATGATTTTGTAAGAGAGACGTTGTGTGTGGATGGTAAGATTTCTTTATCCAAATCATATTCACCTTGAATATCATCCACTTCACCTTCACCATCAAATCCAATTAATATTGTACTTTCTTTTACACCATATGTTGCAAAAACATTGACGGGTGCAGACAATTCATTTAAAGGTATGCTGTTATTTGGATTTCCATTTATGTTTCTACCTATACCACCGACTTTTGATCTTTCAAGAACATTGGGTTGAATGACAACACCCAATATTGGATTACTTCTCGCCGGTAGTGTTTGACGTATTTGGTCAAATACACTAAAATCAAAAACAGATATGAGTTTTAAGTAAGCAGTAAAATCATTCTTATTTGCATATTTTTTCCAATAATCTCTTGCCAACCATTTCAAGTTTGGATACTGATCTTTCTTAATATTCCCATACTCACCAATATAATCATCAAGCTGAACATATCCCAAACTCTCATAGATGTCTTCATTTATTACGTCCTGTGGTGAGAACGCAATCATCAATTTATCCGAGTCATTTGAGTATGTGTCAAATGCAGATACTTCTGCACTTCTATCTTTACTCAAAGAGCCAATCAATGAACCAGAATCTATTCTAACTTTTTCTGCATATGGTGTGTTGTTTGCCAATGTAGCAACTTCCATATTGTAAGTTTCTGTTATTGATTCAAAAGATTCGGAAGTAAATCCATTAAATGTTGCAAGTTTTGGTGAGATTTCAAATCTTGTTTGATTTTGATTTGGATGGGAACTTGATATACTTGTTGTTACCGCAACATTAAACTTTTGCCAGAACTTAAATTGTGCCTGTAAATCATAGAATGATGAAGTTTCAGTATTACCATTGTAAGATCTTGGTGCAAGTACGTGGTTGTTAAATGAACTTGTACTTAAAATATTTGACCAATATCTTAATTCAAATACTGAACCAGATAGTATATTACTCGTTTGTGGGTTTGAACCAGACCCAATAAAAAGTGTACCACTAGAAACCCATGCTCTATTTTTATTTGGCTCAGTTCCACCATTAATACTAACACTAGCAGAACGTTCAACTGCAATCTTTCCATACTTTGAAGTTTTAAGTGTAAGTTCATATGTCTGATTTGTAGAAGTTAAATCACTATCAGCACTTCTTCTCAATAATATATTGAGAGGAACATCATCATACATAAACTCATCTGTAATAGATGCAGATTTATATGTTGTTCCGTCACCAATATAAAAAGTAACACTTCCCTTTTCTACATCAGTACCATTCTTATTTACAGTAACGAACCAGTCAACACGAGAACCCGAATTCTTTTGTAAAAGTGTTTGATGTGGATCTGATCCATAGCTATAAGTTTCGTCTGGTTCCATTTTCCAACGGAAAGAAATGGCATCTGGATATTTAAATGAACCTGTTGCGTCATTTACCCTTTGCCATGGTACAGATATATAACTTTGTGTTGGTGGAACCGGGTATGACCCTTTAAAATTTAAATAGTGGGTGTGCTTTTCCCATTCTGCTCTTGGAATTAAACCCAAATCAGCATTATCTGGTCCACCAAATTCACGTATCGTTAAAAGAGTTTGTGGAATACCATACGCAGCAAGAAGAGCTTTTACACCACGAGCAGTTCCCTTTGTTTTATATATGTAAGGGAGATTGTTAAAAATTCTTCTCCAAACTTCTTTCGTTCTTTCTTCATATGATTTAGTAAGATATTTATTTGTGGTTGTTTTTCCTGTCCAAATAGGATCACCACTTCCACTTATACCAAATGCATATTCCCAAAGATCTTTTGCCTGTGTTCCGTGGGATAGTGTCCATCCGAGATTTCGTGTTGCTTCATAAATAAGATCTTGTGATAAACCATCTTTTGGGTGCTCTTCTCGTAAGTTCTTTTTAAGAATGTGATCGGTGTAGAGATACATGATGTCAAAGTGTTGACCTATCATGTTAACGAATGTTGTAAATTGTTCGTTATCTCCACTATCTCTCAAATGTTCAGGTATTGCCTTGTTAAGTGAATTGTAATTTTTTAAATCATAATTTATTGACTTTGTAATAAGATCATTGTACCAAGTGGTAACTTCCAAAGAACTACTTGGATATAAATTAGATTTTCCTTCTTTCGTTGCAATAGTATAATTACTACCAGTTACCAAATATTTAGGGTATGGTGTAATTGATGCAGTCGCCTGTGATGTATAATAATTACTAGCAGTTGTTTCGTAATATAACCATTTTTCAAAGTTATCAAACCCACTTATAGCTTTATCACGCAAAGAAGTAATTTTAATCTTGTTTGATGAGATAGAACCAGTAAATGTATTTAACAATGCTAACTGATTGCTATACGACTCAACCAATTCAACTTTATAAACAAAATTATCTACCCTTTCCTCGGCTGAAGAATAAAATATAAAGTTTTCAAATTCTCTGTAATTTACATTTAATTGTACCGGCGAATTACTTGATGAAATATATCGATCAAGTATTTCCTGTGATGTCTGTACATTTGAAGAAAGTATTTCGTTCCATGATTTATACTCAGTTTCACCCGATGTCCAATAATCATAATCTACTTCAAAGTTTGGTCCTTTAAGAGTAGGTAGTTCTGTTCTTATTTCTTCTGGTACGTGTTGTATCGTGTCTATGAATGGTTTAAATAATTGTTCTTGAATCCAACATTCAAAATACAAATCTAGATCGGCTGGAAGACCTTCATACAATTTTATGAAAAAACTAAATCTACTACCATCTGAGATTAAGTTTATTACATCTATAATTTTATTTTCACCAAAATTGATAACTACATTTGGTAGTATCTCTTTTGCCTTTAAGTATGAAAGAACAAAATCAGCAAGAATTTTTTGATCTTCTTGTGGTGTTCTGTTTATAAGAGTTAATTCTAATTCTGTTCTATCAGATGATATTTTAGATATAAACATTTTTGGAGCATCGTGTGCACCAATTATGTTTTTAAAAAAATTGTAAACTACTTTATATGTTCCTGCTGGATTTTCACTATTCTTAAAATCTTTGTGTAAATCAAGTGATATAACAGGAACAGATGAACCTGGTAGTGGATCTTCCAATCTCCAAGTATCTGTATTATATAAAGAACTAAGATATGCACCATTAGGTAAAAACGTATGGAATTCTACAACACCAGTTTGTTTGTCTATTGCAGGTACAAGTGGTGGTGTTTTTTTTAAAAGTTTTAAATCATCCAATGACCGTCTAACACCTCTAATCGGAAGATTGGTGTTTAAAATATCATCAATATTTTTGTATTCAAAGTTTGCCATATTATATGTTGCCGCCCAAGGTTGGGGTTCCTACGTTTGCTGGATTGGGACCACCAAATGTTGGTACTGGGGTTGTTGTTATAGTAACGTTCGGTAACAGGGGTGGTTTAGATGCCCTTAACGATGTAATTGTTGATTGTAGTGCCGCTATTTGTGACTTCAATGCAGTAATTTCTGCATTTTGTGCCGCATTTATATTATTGATTTGATTTGCAACATTTGATTCAAGTTCAGATAATGTAGTTGTAATAGTTTCATTCAATTGGTTGATTGACTCATCTTTCTGTATAATTTCATCGTCTTTCTTCAAATTATCAAAAGCGATACTATCAATAAATGCCTCGTTTTCTATCTGTGCATCAACATAAGATTTAACTTCTTGTTGTTTTATTTCTATAATGTCTTCAAGTCGTTGAATCTTTACATTTAGACCTGTAATAGAGTTTTCATTTTCTATTGTAATCTTTGTTAGATCTGTTAAAAATGCATCAATATCTGTAACATTTGCAAGTTTTGTTAAAAGATTTACTTCGGCCGATGATGCTTCTGGAAGTGATTCAAAATTTCTATTAACAACGTAATCAAAATCCTTAAAGTAAAATCTTTCATCTAACACAGGAATTCTATATCTACCAGAGTTCTTATACATGTTTTGAAATGTTATTGCCCTTTCAGACTCGTCTCTCAGATTTTTATCAAAGTTTATGGAACCCTCTTCGTTTATAGTTACCGCATTTTTTCTTTCTATTAAAGACTCAAGAAGTGTTTTTAATTCATCCGATGGTAAAACTCCATTTGAAGAACCAGTTTGATCTATTAATTTTCTAACAATGTAATAATCAAAAGTGTCCAGATTATACCGAGATACACTTTCCAATGTATTTTGAATAACTGTAATATCAGACGAATTAGTTGACAATAACTTTTTAATTTTATTTTGTTCTTCTATGTAATTCCTGACAACATCGTATTCATAAGATTGCTTAAATGATTTCAATCTTTCCAGTAATGTTGCTCCGGCTGCATTCTTAGATACTTTTCTTAAAACAACCGAGTGTGATTTAAAAAAGTCATAAAATTTTTGAACCGTATCAAACGTTATGTTTTCATACGTTTCTAATATTGACTCCGCCTGTGATGGGTCTATATCTTCAAGAAAAAGAAACTCAACTAAGTTGATCATCTGATTACCTTGAAGTAATAATTGTTATCAAACATCTGAACTGTATCACCACCCGATGTTTCTGTTTTTACCACTACGCGATAAAATCGTTCAGGTTGGAATGAGCTCATCCAAAGATTGAAATAATTACCAGTCGAGTCACAACTTAGTTTTGAACCGGTTGTGTTAAAAGGCAATACAATTTCATCCGTGTGTGCATCTCTTATTTCATAATAAGAAGATGTTGGTAGGTAATAATTTTTAGTATAGTATGATTGTGTTGTGTATGTTTTTTGTGGATATCTTGTATTCGCAACAACACGTATTTTTGCTTGTTCATCTTGTGAATAATATTTTTTTAGTTTTACATTTACAACAAGATTCTCATCACTTATTTGTGTTAAACTTCCTGTTATAAAAACAGAATCATCCCATATTGCGTGTAATCTTGGAACATATATAGTATTACTATCAGTTCCAAAAAATTTAAGCGAATGAACTGTTTCATTTGATTGTTCAGTTTCATCATCAAACTTTAAAATAAAACCATCGTTATCAAATCTACCAGAACCAGTTATCCATTTTTTAACAATTGAAGTTACGTTCATATAGATGTCGGCAGATTCAAAAGAAAAAGATTGCGTGCATTCTGAACCAGCAAACGTCCACCAAGTACCACCACCGTCAGCTGAAAGATATGATGATGTAACATCTGCGGACAAATTTACACCAAAAAGAGCATTAGCATCAACCCACAAATCAGAAACTTCGTCCCATTCAAAACTAGATGTCACTGGGGGTACATTCCATTCCGTCCCTACTGATTTTGAAGTTCTAAATTTCCATGATGCACCATCCGTCGTTATTGGATCATTGTAATATCTACCCGATCCGTTAATCCATGATGAACTTAAAGGAAACGCATACACCTCGTATTCTTGTGGTATTTCTTTTACCTCGGCGGCTCTAAGAGACAGATAATAACTTGCACTTCCTGACTTTATTTTTCCAGAATTTACTCTCGCTTCTATATCAGAAGTGTTAAACTTTATAAGTATTCTACTATTGTACTTTGATGAAGTACCAACTAGTTGATGTGAAAGTTCTAAAATTTGATCAAAACCCGTATTTAAGGATTCCGTTCTTTCATAGATCGTAGCATCTTTTTGAGCATATATAGTGTATATCATCCGAAAGCCCTCACTCTACCAATTATGTCATTGTCATAATACTTTATTTCAAAAACAGATGGGTCAAGAGATGGGAATATTATCCCATCTTTTGTTGCCTGTTGTAAATTGTATGCGTTTGAAGAATAACCAAGTGATGGGTCTGTTTGATTTGTAAACTTTACATCAACAACAGTTTGAACACCCTCCACTTTGTCAAGTTCTGTATATACATTACTAATCACAATAGGTTGATTAATCTGCCATTTTTTGATATCAAAGTATTTCTTCAATCTATCAATACAACGAAGAATGACTTGATTTCCGTTTTGATCTGGCATTGATATAATATCAAATTCAATTCCTATGTTTATAATGTAAGCATCTTTAATGTTGATTGCATCTGTAAGCATTCTATGATACCCAAGATATGTCTTTAAGTTATCTTTTGTAGCATCATTTATTCTTGTTAGCTTACCGTCAGCATCGTATCCAAGAACATAAAAATTCAAGGCCAATGGATTTGAAATACGATCACTATTGTATATAGATTCTCTTGTTAATTGGTCATCTTTCGTTATATATGCTTTTGCAATAGAACCATATTTTTGCGGTAAACTGTAAGCACGGATTATATAGTCCTCTTTTGTTACAGCACGATTTTGTGAAGCAAAGTATGCAAGTGCATTCTGACGAATTTCATTTATCTCTTCACCTTCTTTACCACCCGTTGCGGGTTCTGGGTTTGTTATGGCCAAACTACCAATTGTCTGATTATATATGGTTTTATTAAGACCAGTTTCATCTAGTAAAATTGTTCTCGAAATAATTCTGTTTATAGTGTCACTTGGAACGTTATCTTTTATACCACCACCAACAGTGTAATAAACATTTAATGTTGTGTTGTTCGGTGCAAGTCCATATGTTTTTGTATATAAGAAGTTTGAAGGATCTATGTCCAAAGATGCAGCTGATTCTATTCCTGTCAATGATGATCCTACCAAATCTGGATTAGGGATTAGTAATTCATCATCTAAGTTTGATACACCTGCACCAAATTGTATTTCCATTACACCGTTTGCAGTTTGTCTTGTTATAAATCGTCTTGATATTTTTCTCAACTTTAACAAGTAAGGTGTTTCATTCCTATGAGTTGAAAGTTCTCTATCATTTCTAGCAATATTTGCAGTTGGTTCAAAAATTGTATCCTGTGCAAGGTATGGAACATGATACCATTTATTAGCATCAGAATCAATTGCATAAAGCACATCAATTATATTGTTATCTTCTAAATTGACCTTATCATAAGGTTTTGGATCGGCAAAATCATATTCGATCTTTTTAACTACACCCGAAACTGCATTTACAGATTTCTTCAAAAGATAATATGTTGGTTCTTTTGTTGAAGTATTATATTCAAAAACAGAAACTTCTGTTGGATCAATACTACTACTATGTTTGAAATCTAAATAATCAATGGTTCTGAATTGAGACGTAACATTGTTGTTATCAGAAGCAACGACCATCCCTGTTTCTATTGCAAATGAATAAGAATAATCTGGTACATTATTTGTACCACTACCGATGGCAGGTACTAATTGAAATACATCGAGCTTAACATTTGAAGCTATTTTTGTTTTTGGTTTATAACCAAGTGACTGGGCTATATTTAAAATATTTTGGCGCTCAGTTGATTGTAGTATCAAAGATTCTTGAAGAGTAACATCAGTGTAGTAAGATAATACATCTCCAACATATGCGGCCATTTCCAAAAACATCATACCAGGAGATGATTCGTTAAAATCTTGATATGTGTCTGGAAAGTAGTTCTTGGCAAAGTCTATGAGATTTTGCTTTAATGATGGAAAGTCCCTTGAAAGGTAACGTATATCTTTTTTAACTAAATCAGCCATTATAAACTGCCTCGTCAATGGTCAAATTGCCTGTATCTGATATAAATATCTGAATTGGTAAATATATGTTAGTTCCAACTATCTGTAATTCTAATTTAACTCCTACCGCATGATTTGGATTATCAACTCGACCGTCGGATGTCATATTCAAATTTACTTCTAAATTTTTGACACTAAGATACGGCAACCAAGTATTTATGGCGGAAATAATCTCACCACGAATACGCTCCGCAAAAGCATCTTCACTAGATATATTTTCAAACAATATAAACCGTAATTCTGTTCCAAAATCCGGTTGCATATATCGTTCACCCTTGGCAGTAAGTAATAAATTTTTTACATTTGAAAAAACCTGAACTCTATTTGTGTAACTTTGAAAGAATACACCATTTGGGTTATTAAATGGTATAGTTACACCTATTGGTTTTGTATACGGGTTTATTGATGAACTAGGTTCATTTATAACGATTGTTTTTCTTCTGTAAATAGCCAATTATTAACTCCCTGTTTTCTCATTAATTTTTGCCATTAGGGCGGAGTAATCTCTTGTCAAAGCTTTAACAACTTCGGGTGCGACATCAGAAGAGTTTATTCCAGATGGAATTGCACTATGTGGTTGAGCGAATGCATTCACATCATTGGATGTAAATTTAAATTCGTTTTCCGTGTACGAACTTTCTTCCAAAGTTCTTCTCGTTTCATTCAATATATCTTGAACGCTTGAAAAGTTTCCACTTGGTTGTGATTTCTTTTTTGAAATTGGTTTTTGTACCTCCTCATACATTTTCATACCATGTTGTATAGTTTCATTTGTTGATTTTTTTGTTGATTCATTCTGTTGTCTTTTTAAAGCGTACTCTATTTCTTCTCTAATAATAGAACGAATTTCTTTAAGAAAGTTTTTTGTATCCATGACCTTTAATCCTTGTTATTTTAGTTTATCAAAAAAATAGCTTGCCCATTTATGTCTAAGTTGGTATCCACCAGGTATTCCACGAACTAGTGTTGTTAATAGTTTTGAAGTTGTTGGGCTAACATTATTAACCAAAAGTTTTTTATTTTTTCTAAAATATTCCAATGAAGTAATCACTGCCCATATTGGATCTTTTGGATTTGAAGTTATATCTGGAAATATTGTAAAGTGTCCTTCCTCTACCATTCTTGGTTTTGAACCAGGTGGATCATTTTTTGGATCAGAACCTTTAACAATTGGGCGAACATCGTCGAATCCTGTTAGAGATTTTACCTTTGATACACCGGATTCATCATATCCTGCAAATTTTTCATCAAATCCAAGATACTTAGTCTTGCCAGTACTCTGTATCAACCCATGTCCTCTATAAGTATATCCTTCTGGGGTACCTTTGTTACCATCTAGTGCCGGTGATATTTTTCCAACCGTGTTTCCATTTTTTGCACCATAAATAACATCTGCCCATCCACCTAATTTAGATGAACCTTTTGATGCAAGCTCATTGGCTCGTCTACGACTACCACCAATACTTTTAAAAAAATTATCGAATATGTTTTGTGATGTATATCCCATTCCTTCTGATTTGGGGAAGAGACCGGATTCCGCCATACACTGACCCATAAAATTAGCAAGTCGTTCTGGTGTGTTTATATTATACGGGGCATTGACTATAATAGGGAGAGCATCTACAAAATAAGATGGTGTGTGTTTATCAAATCGAAGTATATTTGTTGCCTTTTGCAAAAAACTTTTTGTTTCTTGTGGTGTTTTAATGGCATTAATTTTATTTTTTTGATCTTGTGTCAATTGAGTTGATGTTTTGCCTCCGGCAGGAGAACTTGTACCTTTTTCTTTTGCGATAGATTTTTCTATCTCTGGGGTTTTATATTCTTTTCCTCTATTATTGGAATTATTTTTTCCAGAAGATTTTTGTGGTGGTGTTGCAGCAACTAGTTCTTCTTCTGGAATAGTAAGATCATCAAAATTATCAATACGAGTATCTTGAAGAGATTTTTTGTCCCTCGTAGTAGTTTTTGGTTTATCATCTTGTATGGTATTAAATTGTGTCAATTAAATTACTCCAATTAATCCCTGTTAGTATTAAATTTATCTTTTAATCCTTGACTATCAAACGAAGAATCAGATCTCTTATTCCCACCATCTTCCGTCGGAAGTGCGTTAATATACTTTTCATACTCTTTATCATATTCCCAAGTTTTAGCATCAGGTTGTCTAACACCATAAACGGTTGCGTGTTGACCAGATTGAGCATCCTCTGTTTCAACTGGATCTTGTAATGTGCCACCTGCCCCAGTAACACTTGTAGGTTCAACTTTATCGGCCAGATCTGCACCTTCTGCATCAGTTTTTTTCCTTGGTGGCTCTTGTCCGGCTTCTCGTTGTTCTTGAACTGATTGTCTTTCTTCTGCCGATGATTTTGCTTCTTCGGATGGTCCATTTGATTTTTCATTCACAAACGCAAGTCGTGATTGTAATTTTTCAATTTCTTGTTGAAGTTGTAACAAATTTGTTTTTACTTCCAAGAATGCGGGTATGTTTATAGGAGGACCAGATGGTCCCACACCAGTAGGAACTGTTATTTGTGTTGTTGTTGTTATAAACTTTGAAATAATATCACAAAGTGTATCCAACCAATCCATAGTTCTATCACCAAGAAGAACTGGCGATGTTGCATTCAAACCAAGATTGATTCTCTTAGATTCTGTTTCAATTAATTCTTTACCATCAATCGAAATAACTTTTTCAGAAGACAGACCTATACTTTCTTTACTATACGCAAGTATTTCTTGTTTTCTTGCATTGAATATAATTCTATCTGATGCGATTATTACCTGATTCCCACCAAACTCATTTTTTTTATACAACTCAACTTCTTTATCTTTTATTGAAGGTGTATAAACAGAAGCTTGTTTAAACTTAACAGCTTGACCCGATGTCATCCATATAGAAGAATCGTCTTCATCTGGATTTTCTACTATAAATTCATTATGCTTTTTTTTCTTTGGGTTTGTTCCATTTGAAATTATTAAAATAGGATTACCAGTTGCCCCAAGTCCTTTTTGCCATAATGGTTTATTTGGATATTCTCTTCTTTCATCTACTGTGGAACCTAATCTAATAGATTGACCCCATCTTCCTTCAAGGATTATATCACCCGAATACGGTTGTATCGGATAAACATCTAATCTTTCAGGGAAGGCGGGGTCTATTTTTGTTTGTACTTCTAATCTTTTTTTAGTAGAAGTTGTTACACCATCTTGGGAACCATTTCTTTTTTGTGAATCTTTTGTACTTGATTCTTTTCTTGTTTCTGTGGCACCAGGTAAACCATTATGATGTACAGAACTTTGAATTGAAATTGGATTGGTGTAATAAAATTCCTGGGAGGTTCCAAAATAACTATTATAGGCAGTCGGTGCCTTCATTAACATGACAACTTCACCAGCGATTGGAATATTCTTTATGTTTGCATCTATCGATCTTGCTTGTACCAAATTTGATGCAGCTTGTGAACCATACGCCCCAATGAGTTTACAAACAATGGTATATAGTTTTTCTTTGTTTTTACCACTAAAGTCAACATCTATCACCTCAGCAGGTACTAACTCATATTCCAGTCCGTTGATTATGGTCTTTTGTGGATTCATCTACTTTGATTTCCTCTACTGAGTCACCAATTTGTTTTATCTCTTTTAACAGAGCGTTTTTTTCCTCATCCGTCAAGAATGAATTTCCTTCCTCTGGCTTGTTGGAAACCATACGTTGTATGACCGCCGCAAGTTTTACAAGATGTTCATCATTTTTAACGGATACTTCCATATAGTCTTTGATTATAGGAACAAGGATAGCAGCATCATTTATCCCTGTAATAAGAGGTTTCAAATCAGCGATCAAAAGATTTATTTGACGATCTTTCTTCTTTTGATTATCGTAAATGTCTTTTAACAAATCTGAAAATTTTTTACTTCCAAATATTTCTATATCAAATCCCATATACTATAACTATATTAGTGATCAATAATGTCTCTGAAATCATACCATCCCATATCAATTATGTCTACACCAGCTTTGTAAGCTTCGTAAAGACGTCCATAAATTATTTTTATTTTAGTTATTATATTTGTTATATATTGTGTTTTTACACGTGTACGTTCTCGTATTAAGATATAAAGAGCCTTTTTGTTATAGTTCTCTATATTACTACGAGTTTTGAAAAGGTAAATTATTGAATCAGCAATTTGTATGTCTCTATTTTTTGTAAATATTAGCGCCAAATGCTTTTCCATCAGATCAGTAAATATGTCAATAAAATCAGATTGTTCATCAATATAATCATTTCGTATTTGTTCGTTTACAACGTTTCTTTCTTTATCAATAGTTTCTAAATCATACTTCTTTTTGTACTGGTAATAATTTTTGTTATTCTCAGCAATCAAATAATTTTTAGCAACAATTGAAAAATATGAGAAAGCTTTAAAGCCGCTATCTCCATCGTATTTACCAATTTTTTCATGAAGGAATGATATTACTTCATGTTTTACATCTTCATGTGGAATATCAAAATTATAAAACTTAAAACGGTGAATCATTATTTCACACAACTTATAGAAAGCAGGGTGGATTCTTTCCGAATATATTTTATTTCTGATAATTGTGTCATCACACTTATTATGCTCTATAATAGCGTCTTCGGTATCTTGTGTAAAATACACATTTTGTTTTTTCTTTTGTTCTATCATATTTGTGTATCTTACATTCTTGTCAATTTTGAAACAATATTAGTTTTTCCATCTACGTATTCATCTTCCACGTCGTCTTCAACATATAAAGATATATCATTGATAATCTTTTTAAGTTCCTTGAAGAAGAACCCAACTTCGTCATCTGCTTCAAAAGATCCGATTCTATCTATTTGTTTTAAATAAGAACGTTGACTCATTACTCTTTTTCTTATGGCAAGAATAAAATCATGATTTTCAATAGCCACCGATTCCAATCTTAAATACTTTGTATGCAGATTATATATTACATACGAAGCAACTAATAATAGAATAATTAAAAATGAAACAAGAAATATCATGTCATACTCTCGTGAGTTTAGGTTGAATTATCAAATCAATTACACCCAATTCAAGCGCTTCTTCTGGTGAAAGATAATAGTCCTTTAAAATTCTTTCTTTCCAGAAACTAGAATCTTTCTTTGAATTTGCTGTAATAATATTGATAAGAATATCTTCCAACTTTTCTGTATGTTGGACATTTGCTTTCATATCGGAAGACTTACCATAAATACCAGAACTGATTTCATGAAACATGATCGTACTATTCTTTGAGACAGCACGAATACCTGTTCCTGAACACAGTACTAGTGCGGCAGCTGACATTGCTCTTCCACGGCATATTGTATTTACTTTTATATCCAATGATTGAATATAATCAATCATACCAAGTGCCTCATAAACATCACCACCATCGGAGTTGATAATAATATTAATTGGATCATTTTTCTTCTCGTCATCCCGCATGTGTAAAACGGCACGAACTCTTAATATAAAGTCATAAAGTGTACCATCTCCAATGTCACCAAACATATAAATGGTTGATGCCTCAATATCAAGACCATAATCAATTTGAGACAAAGCTTCTTTCCACTTGACTGGTATATCATCTGTATTTTTGTTTTCGCTCACACTCTTATTTTGTGATGCTAATTTTTCTTCTTCGTCATAAAGATTTGTCATATCACTTTCTCCTTTTAGTGTTTTTAATCTTTCGTATCTTAATTCTATTTTTTACTTCAGATTCAATCTTATCATCAAGTGATTCTTTTTTTATTCTTTTTTTAGAAGGACGTATTTCCGTTGGTGTTAATGTTCCAAAAAGATTTTCTTGTATCTCACCCTTATGATAAACGTTACCTACTTTATCAACAAACTCCGCCATAAATTTCCAACCACGAGGATACCCGGAAGATTTTTTTTCTTCTGGTGGTGGTATCATGCTTGCCGTACATTTCCAACACAATGCAGATTGTGTGTTGTCATCTACTAAAATTTCTTCATAACAAATTCTCCCTTTGAAGTATTTGCCATCTGATTTATTATTTTGACAGGAAACATTTTTCATACATCATTATCTTCTAAATGGTTTTTTAGATATCCACGGGTTATCAAAATCACTTTTTTGTACTTCTTTTTTTACTTGTTGTTCAACTTCTTCTTTATTTTTTTCTTGATTTGTTTCATCATAAAAATTACGTTGTTCTTTATTAGTATCTAATATACTAATTTTTTTCTTTGTATTCAAACGTTTCTTTTTCGTCTTTATTGTTATCTCGTCAACATAGGGTTGTTCAACAATGTCTCGTAACTCTGTTTCCGCTTCCTGAATAAGAAGATCCATACGTGAGCCCGGTTCAATTATCTCCTGAATCATTTCATCTACAACAGGAATATTTTCTGATTCTCCACCACACATATCTGTTTCTTGACCATTCTCTGTTAGTTCATCGAGTATCTTTTTTTGTTTTTCTTTACCACTCAAATGATTTGCGGCAATTACTAAACTAATAGCAAGTGGGTCGAACACACTAACCAAAATAAGAATAAACCAATTAGCCACGTTGTCCATTGGAATACCAGTGATACGACTCAAATAAAGAAGCGGACCGAGTTCCGATGAGAATGTTTCATTTGAAACCGTCTGTTTTGTAGCGTCAATCTTTGCGATAGAATCTGAAAGTGCAAATGATTTTGTGGTAAGTATAGATATTTCGGTATTCAGATTTTCAGATGTTTTATCAACAGTTGATATACTACGGGAAAGTCCACCTGTTCCTCTTTTCTGTGTCAATTGTTGCGTATACGCATTCTGTTGAGATGCACGAATGTTATCAAGTGATTTAAGTCGCCCATTCTTTTCTTCAACTAATTTGTCTATCTGTGTCTTTTGTTGAATGAACAATTCTTTCTTTTGATCAAGAAGTGTTATTTCATTATGTGCCTTATACATAATCTTGGCGGTTTCCTGATAAGAATTTGTTAGATAACCATATACACCGATAGATGTGATAACCATTAGAATTATGGCAGCGGAAACCAAGTATCCCTTGAAAAGAAGTTTGAGTGTTTTGAAGTGATCGTGGAGAAAAGTAACAACAACAAGTTTAGAAATTTCCAACATTGCAGCCATACCTAATATAGACCAAGATCCACCGGAAAAAAGCTTAGATATACCAAATACAGAGTAGTACCCTGAAAATGTTGCTAACCCAATCGCACAAAACCAAATAAGATTTTTGAGATTGAATATTTTAGATGTCATTGTATGTTCCCTAATGTGTTACGATATTCAAGCAAAGCAAGTTCTTTTGCTTTACATTCTAAAACAACATCAATGTTATGACCATAATTATCTATCTTTTCTAAAATATAGTTCGCATGGGCTTGTGGTTTATCTTTTGGATTACCCGTTTCTTTTGATTTGGATGATGAATAATGAACAACAGGAGTAATGCTGTCAGACCATGTTGACATCGCAAGTTCTAATGCTTCTTGTTCAGAAAGACCACCTGTGTTAAAGTTATGGTGGTGATAATCAAACACAATTGGAATACCAATACGTTCGTGTATATACATCAAGTCCTTGACACTATACATACTGGCTCGATCATCATTTTCAATTGTAAGACGAGTTTTTACGGAATCTGACAATCTGTCATAGTTCTGACAGAAACGTTCCATAGATGCAATCTTGTCACCATATACACCATTACAATGGATATTAATTTTGTTGTATGGAGAACGTTCTAATCCCAAAAGGTCTAATACTTTACCGTGAAGTTCAAGGTCTTTGATTGTGTTTTCAACAACCTTATTATTCGCCGAACAGAGTACGTTAAAAGGACCAGGATGACACCCTAAACGAACGCCATGGGATTTTGCATACTCACCAGTACGTTTCATCACCTCTGCAATTTCCGTGATGTTAGGGAGGTTTTGAATACCGTATTCTGATGCCCATGGGAACATATCTGACGAGATACGGAACAATTTGATGTCATTCTCTACGTTCCATTTGATGATGGTTTCCAAGTCCTTGACGTTTTGGACTCCCAACTCGGCGGCATAATTGACACCACGTTGGAGAAATGTTTTCTTTATCATAGACCGGTTGGTAGTAATTTTACTTACACCAAGCGTCATATTGATACAAGCATAGCCGAGATTCATAACAATCCTATGATGAATAATATGAGATACAATATAATTAAAAAAACAATGGGAAACACATTTGTTTCCCATTTATAAAAGTATTCTATTTCGGAATTATTGTTGTTTCTTCGGCTTTATACTTGTCTTTGGACGATTCTTCTTTTCTTGTTTGAAATCAACAGCAACATCTGATCCAGACTTGAATTGAATTGCGACGGTATTCTTCTTCTTTTTGTTTACACCTGTATGAGTCTTCTTGTTTGGTGTATTTTTCACAGGTGTCACTGTTTCAACGTGTGTTTGAAGAGCATTGATAATTGCTTGCTTATCGTCAATATTATTAACGAGAGATTCAAGTTGACGTTTATTATAGAACCAAAAACCAAGACCAGCAACAACAAGTACAATAAAAATAATAGATGGAATCAACATGACTTTTCCTTAGTTAGTATAAGAGGTAAAATATTTGTGTATAATATATATATATTCGTTTTCATTAATTCTGACTATCGAGTATCTGCTATAGTTATTCTGTATATACGCATTCATGTAATGGATGTTATAGTTTTCTTCTTGGTATTCCGACGAATTGTATGTGAATATCACACCATCGTCAACAAAATTAAACATCTCATTTATAACCGAGTGGATAAAATTGAACTGGGTATCCCCATACACATTTTTATCAAAAATACCAGTTATCAAAGCCCAATCGTATTGGTTGTTATTATCAACTATGAAATCTTGCATAGAAGTTTGAATGAGTGATATTGCATCACCACCTTCTATTGTTTTTAGAATTTCCTTTGTTGTATCTAATCTTAGAGAATCAACTTCAACACCAGTATACTTTAAATCCAAATTTTTATCCAGAAAAGCATTTTGATAAAAATCGGATAAGAAGTATCCTGATTTATATCCGGCACCGAAGTGAACTATGGATTCATTTTTTTGAATTCCATATCTTAGTATTTCATCAATCAAGCTTGTAGTTTTCATAATAATCAATTACAATATTTCTTCGTTTTATAATTCTAGCTTTCTTTTCTTTTGAAGAGTAACAATCGGTTTTTAATGGATGTGTTCTATTGAAATTTTGTGTCATTCTTATACTCAAATCAGCCATTTCCCATGCCGTGTGGATATCTTTAGTTGGGGGGAGTAGATGTTCTTCCGATAGATTCACACCATTTACATCAATATATAAATTTTTTTCAGAATCCACAAGCATTTTTGCAACTGGTACTTTTTTTAATACGCGGGCCACAATCTTTTCAGTATCAGTCATACCTAATTTTTCCTTCCTATCACTTTATGATATTTGTTTTTTATAGTTGTAATATTGTTTTGTACCACTGTACACTTCTCAAATTCGTCTTTTTCAAGAAAATAGATATACATATCATATAGTTCATCTAATTTTTGAAAATCAGTCATTGCAGTCATTTCTATGAAGTAATTAGGGTTTTCTTCCAACATCTCCCAATTGAAATTCAGGAACTCTTCGTAAAACTCATTTACGTCCTCCATATAATTGTCTCTGAAATATGGAGATATATATTAGTCAATCCTGTTCTCTTCAAATCCATCAAAATTATGCATAGCAGAAGATATGATTGGAAATTGTTGTATCAGTATTTCTTTGATTTGAACAGCAATATCTCTGTGTTCTTTTTGAGTAGTATTGTGTAGTCTAACATTTAGATACGTTATCCAAGATCGCAGACTTCCTTTCATGTACATTGTTGTTTCTGTTGCAAGTGGTAGAATATCACGGGCAACTTCACGAGCTATACCAGCGTCAATCATCTCATTGTAGAGATTGAGTGATGCCTGAAAATGTCCACTTACAATATCGGATAGTTGAACACCGGCTACCCAATCAGGGTTATAGAGTTCAGCAGAACTTTGACGATTCTTCTCAGCTTGTTTACGAAGTTCAATCTCTTGAATGTTTGTTACAGAAGAATATCTTTGTGAAAATTCTTGAAACGAAAAACTTGAATGTCTTAGAATTTGTGCGGCAATCGAACGTCGTGTTACGATTTCCACAGTCATATCAACAAACTCAAATGGAGACCAATGTTTGTGTTTGATAAGATAATTGATAAGACGTGGAGTTGTTTCTGTATTCATCTGATTTGATGGGTTGGATACACGAGCGATATACACAACAAACTCTTCTGGTGTCATCTCTTTTTCAAGGGACGGTTGTGTAATTGAAACTAACTTAACTGACATTTAAGTCACACCTTCTTCCCAATTCATTTCAATAATTTCATCGTCCTCATCAACTTCAAAATGATTTAGATCGATTTTGTTTTGTTTTCGGCCTTTGGTTCGGTCATATGAGTCCAATTTTCTTTCCTTGAACATCTCATAACCATCATCAAATTTTTCGGGTTTATTTGCCCTGTGTCTGTAATCTCGTCCCATAATTCTATACAAAAGTAAATGATAAATAATGTTAAATCTAATTTAACAAATTAGTTTGATATTTCCAAATTATATTTTTCTATTTCTTGTTTTATTGATGACAATTTCTCATAGTTTTCAACATCCAATAAACGTTTAGTGTATACATTCAGAATCTTTTGAAAGTTTGGTTTTCTGATTGCAACATCAAGCGATACTCCATTTTCAACAAGTATCGTCATAACAATAGATTCTTCTATGTCATTCTCCAAACAATATAACATTGCATCATAAACTTTATCGGACAGGATGAAGTTTTTTTTATCGTTTGATGCCCATTCTAACAGTTGAGCCGATGTTTTAAAGTTTATATACGTGTGATACTTCCAAAGTGAAATATCATTATGTTCAATGTGGGAGTAATCTTTTTTTGACATAGTATGAAATTGTTTCGTAGTAATCTCTTTTAGAGGGCTCTTTTTTTATAGCGTTAGTCATATACTCATCAATCATTTTTTCAGTAAAGATATTTTGATTTGTTATCATTTGTTGTTTTATTAATCTTTCTGTTTCTTCTATTGCTTCGTGTATGTGAAATTCATCATAATCTGATAATTCTATTTTCAGTTCTTTTAGTGTATCTTCTAGAGAGAAGATCCAATTTATATAATCACTTTTTCTTTCCACCCTTTATTTTTACCAGTTTAATATTCGTGGTTAAACCATCTTTTGTAATTATAACTTTATGGTTAGCCGAATATAAAACCGAAGAAATCCAGTTGATAAACTCGTCAATATCTTTTGATTGTTTTTTATCGAATGGATTAATTTCATTTTCCGTCTCTGCATCATCATCATGTATGTGGTCGTCAAGATTTCCGAATATATCTTCCATATCTCCCATATCTTCATTCATGCCCATTTCATCTTCTGGGTTTTCCATCAGCTTATCAGGAAATCTTTCTTTTATCTTATCGAGAATATCTAGAACGGTGTATGCATCATAATTGGCATTGAATCTGTCTAAGAATTCTTTTTTCTTATTCTTTGTCATCTTTTCACTTTTAATTCCACCAAGATCAATTTGGTAGTAATTAAGAATTGACTTTATTTTACTAATCATTGATTTTATTTCAAGATTTTGATTTATTAATTTTATTATTTTCCGTCTTTAAGGATTCTAAAATTTCTTGATATTCAAAGTGACCATCTTGTATTTTTAAAAGAGAATAATGTTTTAAGTTTTTCATAAGTTGTTTGTCATTCGTTTTACACATTGTTAAATTATGTACATATTCTTTCATAGGACATATTTTTTTTTGCGATAAAAAATTAACTTCTCGTGCAATGACCCACGTTGTCATGAATCCAACTATAAAGTAAATAATAAATTCCAAAAACGATCTCCGAATACTTTTACGATAAATTTCACATAAACATAAATAGTATCTCTTTTGTGTAAAAGAAGGAAATAGAAGAAAAAATTTGGTCGGTATATGTTGAGACTACAGTACTCACGTTATATAATTTTCTTCCGTTCCATCGTTTTAAATCTTAGTTAAATTACGATCGTCTAACTCCAATTGTACACGTTTAAAAACTTTACGCCAATACTTTTTAGTGGCTTTCTTTATATGTCCTTTTGGTCCACCATTCCACTTTCTTGCCATGATTTCCATATCATTATTTGAAAGTGAGTCTCTATTAAGTTCAGGATTATAGTACTCCTGGTAAATCCAGAACATTTCGGATGACCTGGTTGGATTTATACGATCTACAAGTGTGAATTTTTTATCAATTCCCTTTATCTTACAGATACGATTTACTTCCTTGACCATGACTGGTTTGATTTGGATAATTCCAACCGAACCATCTTTTGATTTTGCGTTTGCATTGCCTTTCGACTCAACCCAAACGATAGATGAATACAAAACATCCTTCATAATCATACCTCTGTTCAGAGGACTCATTGCAATCAAGGCAATTAACGAGATGATTATAAGAAGGGTAATTGCAACCCGTTTCCATTTGTTAGTCATATCAACTCTCTCTTTTGTGGATAATATATATTTTCATTCTTTGTGTCCGAAGACATAAGTGTATTACAACAACATTATACCGACCACTTATATATATTCATTTTTTATTAAGATACGATAAAAAAATAAGAATTCCAAGTGTTTTTATCCAATACCACCGTTATCATTGAGTTCAAATTGTGTATGTGAGAAGTCTTCAGCTGGTTCAGTTTTGACGATTTCTATGTCTTTAAATTCAGTTTCCCGCACTAACATACAACAAAACCACTTACCTATATTATTTCGAAGAAGTGTATCAGTACTAAGGCTATGGTGTATTTTTGTTGCTTGTTCTTCAGTAGTAGATTCAGACAATATTCTACGAATAAGATACAAGTTTTCATTTACTCTAATGATATTATTAGTCATAACATAACCTCCGGTAATATTGATTATTTTAAATTTATATATTGTAATACCAATATTACAGTACTACTATAGCAGTATATATAATAACATATCTATTACTATATTATATAATATCTTTTTTTTCTACTGTTCAGTTTTTTCCCGTGTTCACTTTAAAGATACAAAATAAATCAATACGAGTCAAGTTATTTTTTCATTTAGCATAAACTTTATGCAAAATATTTTTTAACCTATGATTTTTCTTCCAACCTGATTGATATTTTGAGTCAGTGAAGTATATAACCAAATCTGCATTATACTTTGTCTTTACGTATCTTACTGTAAAATCAGCTTGGTATTTTAAACGTACTTCAGTCCAAAATTCTTCTCTATTTTTTGACTCATATCTGTTTTTAGATTTCCAAACCCACAGATCTGCCACATATCTGTTTTTTGTTACAAAAATCTTATAATCACAGGTTTGATTGGGTGTTACGAAAAAAAGTGATAAAGCCATTAAGATAGATGTCATAGATACCTCGTTTTTGACCGATTCCGTCCCCGTAGGGACGTTTTTATATTATTACACACAGAGAACTATACCCGACCAATAAAAACACCTTAAAACACGATAAACAGTGGGTTTGATTGTTTTAAAACTAAAGGACTCACATGTAGCATGTAAGTCCTTATATATCAATCAATCATGGATACTCTTTTTACGTGTTCCCATGAAAAACGATAATTAGTTCAAATGATTCCCATTCATAAGAACGTCGGGGCGTTCGATAAAATCAATGGTCAGATCGTCCGACCACAAAAGTCGTGTATCATCCCATGAAATAACAAACTCTGGCACCATACATCCATATCGTTGGTAGTATGCTTCATATTCGTCGAATGATTCATAGATGTTAAAATTATCATCAAAAATTGGAATACCGTCTGAAGATTCCAAAAGTTTTGATTCTAATTCACCGAAATCATAAAAATAAGAACCTTGTTCATCTCCTTCATCTGTGTTTTTGAAGACCCATTCTAAGATAGTCTCACGAGTTTGTTCTAGATTAAAAAAACTAGATTTAACTTCTTCAAGATTTGAAGATTTAGTAACGTCGTTCCATTGTTCGGAGAATTGTTCGAGTAATTGCTTAAAATTATTGTTCATTGATATAGTCCACAATTTTTGATTCTGAAATAGTTTTGACCTCAAATGGGTCAACACACGTTGAAAGATACTTGTTTACTCGAACCTCGGCATCTGTCACAGACACGGCGTTTACCATGTATGAACGAGATTGCTTTTTCACCTTACCATTTTCATGGGAGATTTCAAATTGAATTTTTGTGAGATAAAATGCCATAAATACTCCTTATTTTTTATAAGTTTTTGATAAATACTTTGAATTTATTTGATTCGTTCCAATAAGATAATTAAGTGGAAACGATCCTTTCTGTGTGCCAACCATATCATTCATTATACCAATATACAAATTTTTCTGATCTTCTATAAAATAAATCGGTATAAAGTTTATCTGTAAATCATTATACTCATCGGAGTATCTAGCAAATGTTTTTTTACCGATTAAAAGATTACTCTTGGCTTGAACCATAGATCGCAGTATTTAGTGCATAAATTGGATTACATGTCAAATAAATTTTCCAAAGTTCTTCAATGAAGAATTCAGTTGCATTGTATGGTGTGAGTTCATCACCGTCATGAACAACCATCATAACATACACGTCTCGCCCTTTTGTTTTCAATCCGTAAATATCTTTTCCTTGAATTGAAAGAAGACATTCAGTGTTATGTCCATAGTATGAACCACCTGCCTTATGTACCAGTGTATTTATTCGTGTAATGATTTGATGCTTTAATGTTGCCGGAGTGACAACAATTGCATTTTGGTGATTACGAGGAATACTCATCAAAAAACTCCAATAAAAATATTGTAAAATAAAAAGAAAAATGGAATCATTGCAAGGGTGAATAAGAACATGTTCTTGAAGAATTGTTTCTTCTGTTCAAGTTGTTTAATCTTGGTATAAAATTCCAAAGAATTACAAAGTTCATCCTTTGTAATATATCTACCAAGTGGTGAGTACGATTTGGCGTCGGCAAAGAAGACTTTAAAAATACCTTCTCTTGATGGTATCCGTGACCAATTAAATGGTTCTACTTTTCGGAATCTCTTCATTGTGTTACCTGTAATGTGGTATATGATATAATACAAATGTACGAAAAAAATCTGACAATTCCAACTTAATTGGTACATTACCCAAAATAAATTTGAATTTCTGCTTGAACACCACTCTTCTTTACATCATCATATTCTGATAAAATATCCTCGTGAAACTTCCAAATGTCAACGATATCTTCACGAATTTCATCACGAATTTCATCCAAATTTGAATCACCTTCGTGGAACAATGAACTGCTGTTAGGAAACAAATCTTTGAATACCTTTACGAAAATTTCCGTTTTTGAATCAGCTTCGTCAATTCTTTGTAGAAAATTTTCATCCACCGCAGCTTCATCATCCAAGTAATACTTACAGGCAGATATTGCGGTTTTAATGTCTTCACGGGTAAATTCTATTGTTGAACCATTACCAGACACACCAGCGTTTGCAACATCGGAACCATGAAGTATTCCGTAAAAAAGTTTTTGTCGTTTCGTGTTGAATGCGTTTATACGAAAAAACGCAGCTTCGTTATCAGGTAAAGAACTATCATTTGATTCAAACTTTGGTTTGATATATGCTGAAATGTCATGTCCCATTTTAACAAAGTCCTTGTGATGGTGGATTAATGATTCCGTTTTGAATAAGTTCATGGGCAGTGCGACCGAACCACCCTTGGAGCTGCCAACACAAACCTGTGTCAACAAGATGTTGCCATGCATCAATCAGTTGTTGTTCACAATCGGGTTCTTGGAAACCTTCCGCAATTGCAATAGCAGTGTAGTTGTCCATAACTGTTAAACTTGAATCATTCATTACTTCGTGATACCCCGTGTTGTTAAAGAATTTCAATACACAAATCTACGGCATATATCCCACAATTCCAAGCAAAAAATGCAAATGTGGATAACTTTTTAAGTTCTTATAAATCAAGGACTTACGATTTTGTTGTTGCTGCCTTGTTCTTACTTCCTTTTGGACGACCACGTTTGCGTTTCTCACCTGTTAGGGGATCAATCTTTGGTGCATTATATGGAACAGGCGCAGGCATCATATTGGAAACACACGTCGAACAAACAAACTGAACAATTTTATTGTCGTGGTGGATACGTGTATCACAAATTTCATTACTCCAGTATGGGGTTTTGTTTTTTTTGTTATTGATACAGTAAATTTGTCCTCGTTTAATTATAGATTCAATGATGTTGGATCTCTTGGAAGTTTTTTTAGATTTACGTCCTTTTATCATGCTTCAAATCCCTTTGTCAGTGTATGTTGATTGTCGAAAGTTACAAATTCGGGTTAATCCACTATTCGTCGGAGAATTCAGTTGACGAGGAATCCTCGGTAACTGCCGCCGAATTAGATGTCATTTGTGTTTTTTTATCCATTCGTTGAAGGTAATCGTACAACACTGTCTCGTGTCGTTTTTTCAACCGTTCATCCGAAAGTGCAATCGCAAATTGCACAGACTTAATCACATCTTTCATACAATACGAGTTGATAGTTTCAATATCATGATCTTCCCAAAAGAGTTTGGAAACTTGATGCCCGCAAACACCGTCTTCCTTTGAAGAACCAACTCCCATCATCTCACACGCAGAGGAGAATCCAGACCAACCAGCCGCACCTGTTCCGTTCCACCATTCCATCAGCTCAAGATTTTTAATATCCCATTTCGCAAGTCCTGTTTTTACAAGTGTTGATTGTGGGAAAAGACCGGTTGATAGAGTTCTACGATACACGTATGGGAT